CTGGTACTAAGTTGATCGCTGATGCTGATGCTTACATGATCCCAGTTGGTGCTGAGACATTCATGAAGCAAGTATTTGCTCCAGCTCAGACTCGTCAGTACGTTAACACTACTGCACAAACTGCATACGGTTGGTCTAAAGAAGATGACCGTAACGGTGTTACTCTATGGACTGAGAAGAATGTTCTACCAATGATGGTGAACCCACAGCTAGTTCGTCACCTAACTACTGCTTAAGAGTTAGTGAACTAACAGCCGCCCTCCGGGGCGGCATTTTTGTTTAAAAAGAATTCTAATAAGGAGCCATTATGGCAGTAATAGATAGAGCACAACTTCTAGCCGATGCTAAGGTCTTCCTTCCTGATGGTAACGTCCTCACTGATACTGAGATGATGATGATCATTGACAATGTTGTTGATTATCAAATCCCAGCTGATGACGATATCTATTACAGTGAGGCTCTTTGTAAAACATTGAAATCAGTTGCACTACTCAACAAGTCGAAGTATGCAGTTGACGAACAGAACATAAAGAGAGAAAAGGTTGGCGGCGTAGAGAAAGAGAATTACGGCGAACTCAGTAGAGTAGCTTGGGATGATTATATAAAGTCTTTAGCAGATATCTGCCCTCTTTTACCGGGCGGGGGGTATAGCCCTAGTAAAGCTATTGGTGTGAAGATTAACCCAAGTAAGAAATTCACTGTTAGTGATTGTACGTGCCCATCTGATTTATTCCTATAATAGTTCTTTCCTTTTGGAGGAATAATGAGCGATACTTTACCAGACATCAAGGTAAGCAATACTACTTTCTCTGATGTCAATACCCTGACGGGTTTGGCTGTAGGTACAGCCTTAGTTATCTCAAATAAATCTACATCACCTATTCTACTACAAATCTCAGCCACTGAGCCATCTCCAACATCCCGTAATGGGGAGATATTAAGCATCTCTCCTAATAGTACATCTGTTAAGATCGTGACTGCAGGTGAGAACACCGTATGGGCTAAGTCTCTGAGACACACCGATGCCCCTCTAAGCGTACAGGACAATACATAATGCCTATCTTACCTCCAGATACTGGTGGGTCAGGTAATGGTTCTGACTCAACAGCTATACGAGAAGTTATCTTCACAGGAAGAAGCACAGCAGCTTCACAAAACCCAGTAGTACTTGACACACCTATTCAAGTAGAGTTTGGTGTTGCTCAGGGCGGTGTTAATGATCCGTTACAGATAGACGCAGCAGGCAACATAACCTGTAACGAGGACGGAACGTATTACTTCACAATAACACTACAAGCGGGTAGAACAGGATCGGCTGGGGTCTCGTTCTTATACGGAAGATTACTTGTAGATGGGTTTCAGCCAGCATCCTCCGTCCTAGTTGAACTAGATGATGCTAATGTAATCATCCCGATGCAGTTTGACGTAGTTGTTCCTTTGACAGTTGGTCAAGTTGTTACTGTTGAGATCTATAGGGATTCAGCTGGTAATAACTCAGGGGGGATTGCCCAAGGTGTTCCTACTATAGGGACTTGGAATAACGCCTCATGTGCAAGTCTAACAACAAGCCGCCTTGTACCTGCAGCAGCAGAAATCCCAGAGCCAGCTCCCCAAAGAAGTAATAAAGTTCTTGTTAAGACGAAGGGTGATTTCCCCCTCCCGATAGGTGGAGTGATTACCTTAGTTGATAATACAGATTACGAGATCAACGGAACGATTGACTTAGTTACCGACCGTATCGAGCTTACAGGTTCAAACAACGTATATGGTCTTAACCCAGAACTCGATATCCTGATCACCAATAATGCTACAGCTCTTATCCGTGGTAGAGATGCAGGATTTATAGGTAATAATTGTACGTTTGTTAATATCGGTGGGAACATCTTTGACTTAGAGGATACCGCTGGGAATGAGGGAACTAATAGCTTCTTCCTCTCGGAGTGTGTTCTAACCAACTCACCAGCTATTGGTAGATTCCAAGACCTATTGATCGTCAACTTCGATAAAAATGCTCTAAGGAATATGGCCACAGGTGCTTCTTTCGAGGGCACAGCTAATGAGGCTATGCGAATAACTGGGAACATCCTAGAGAGCACTACTACAGGGACTGTGGTTGATCTTGGAACATCAGTTTTCGGAGCTATGTCAATAGATCACAACTTCATTCAAGCTTCTCCGGGACTTGTCCTTATTGATGGATTGCCAAGCAGTGGAAACATAGCACTTGGTGGGCAGGGGGTAATACAATCGAATACAACCTTCGGTGGAAACCTCCCAACCATTAATAATATTTCCTACAAGGATGCCCGTTGGAATTGGGGGCTTAATAATAATGTTCCTGATAGTGCAGCTATAGGCTCTCTATACATGGAAAATAACACCGTGGAGACAACCTTCTCCGGTGTAAGTATTCCAACTAAAGTTCTCGGGACGACAGTTGCAGGTGAGAATATCCAACGCTTCACTATGCCGGGTAATAATACACTTAGGTATGTCGGTAATAAGTTCTTTGATGGTACGGTTACCTACTCAGCGAGTGTTAAACGTTCTAGTGGGTCTGGTAACAGGTTGATCAAGTTAACGGTCTACAAGAATGGATCTCCTCTGGCAGGGGCCTCTCAAATACTAGAGGTTACCACGAGAGAGGTTCCTGTAACTATTCTTGCTAATACTAACATCCAACCTAACGATGAGTTTGAGTTGTGGATCTCCAACGAGGAGAATACTAATAATATGCAAGTATCCCAATTACAATGTAGCATAACCTAAGAGGTAATCCCCGTGATAAAAGCTAAGGTAGTTAAGAAGGGGAGAACTTTTAATAAGATCAGGAAATCTGTCAAAGACATTCACCAAGAGAATGTACAGATAGGTTACTTCGCAGGTCAGGGGCAACACACCTCTGGCCTTTCGTTCCCCGCATTAATGGCTATCCATGAGTTTGGGACTGATGACATCCCTAAGAGACCTGTTTTCCAGATCACAGCCTTCGGAGCTAAGCCCCAAAAATCCTCAAGAGTTAAAAGTGCTATCCGTAATTGGTCAAGTAACTTAGCTGGCAGGGCTGATGCTAAGCTCCTATTAGATACCATCGGTAAGTACTACCAGAAAGAGCTTCAGAGCCTATTTGGGGATACTTCAGCCCTTGCATCTAATAGACCTACCACTATCCGAATTAAAGGTCGTGATGAGCCTCTGGTGGACTCTGGAGAGCTTAGGGACAACCTAGCTTACAGAAACTCTATCGATGAGGAGATTAAGAAGTGAGATTATTAAAAGCTAAGACACTCACCTTTAAGAAGTTCGAAGAGGGCTTCTACGATGAAGATGGTCTTTACGTTGATGGGTTCGAGCATGAGTTTGATGTCGAAGGATCACTTCAACCATTTAGATTAGGAACCAAAAGAGATGTTCTACCTGAGGGTGTTTCATCTACAGACGCTAGAGTGTTCTTCCCTAGGTCCCCTATCTTCACAACAAACCATCTTGAAAACACACAAGCTTACGAGACAACCATTGACGGCTATGTATATGTGACAGTCGAATCGGATCCTTGGACTGAGACCACACTTTCAATCGATCACTATGAGGTTGTTTTAGTTCGCAAAGATAAGAATGAGAATGATGACCAATGATAGATTACGATCAAATTTATAGAACGTTTATTGGTATCGCTCGTGACACTGTTGGGTCAGAGTTAAGTACATCAGGTTCTTACCCTTCCGTTATCCGTTCTAGGCAAACTGGTCCCAAAACAAAGCCCGGACCTAAACCAGATTTCCCGTATATCACTGTGGACATCCTGACAACAGGAAGACCCGGTGGGTATCTAATTGAACAGTCTATGCCTGATGATAATACCATCAGGTATGAGAATGTTAAAGAGATCCTTATTAACTATACCGTATTCGGAGGTAACTCCAAGGCGATAGCAGAGGATCTAGAATTTTTCTTTAGTACAGACGTTATCCTTGAGAGAGTTAGATCTGAGACCTCAGGTCAGGTAAGAGTAACCGATGGCATAATTGAAATTCCACAACTGCTTTCAACCTCATATAGCGAGAGTAGTTCATTCAATCTGACATTTGCAATTACAGATGTTAAAGATATCACCTCTACAGATATCAAAGGTGTTGAATACACTGGTGATGTGTTTAGGAGTGATGAAGACACTAACCCGCTCCCTATGAGTGGAAATAATTAATTAGGAGACATAATGGCTTTAAATCCAGTAGCCACAGTCAACATCAGCCTACAGACAACAGCTGTAAGTAGAGCTGGTTTTGGCACACCGATGTTTATTGCCTCACACAGTGCTTACCTAAGCCGTGTAAGGTCCTATGCAAGTGTGCAGGATGTAGCGGCTGATTTCAGTACGACATCTGACCCGTACCTAGCAGCACTCGCTTTCTTCTCTAACACCCCTTCAGGGCCACTCTTCAAGGTTGGTCGTAGGGATTCAGATGCTATCCTGACACCTGAGAACGTAGCAGAGAATACCGTTTATGAAGTTACTGTAACAGTTAATGATAATGATTCTGTAACCGCTAATTATACAGCACTACTTGCTGACACAGCTGAAGAGATTGCAACTGCACTTAAAGCTGACATTGACGCTGTCACAGAGGTAACAGATCACATCACAGCAACAGTGGTTGGTGTTGGTGCAGCAGCAACTCTGGAGATTTCGGGTAATACCTCTTCAGATGTATTCTCTATTACTGGCCTAGAAAATCTAGCGGATACCTACACAAGCACTGAGACAGGGGCTGATGCTCTTAATGCAATCCTTGAAGAAGATGAAGACTTCTACTTTGTCGCTGCAGAAGAAGATTCAGTATTCCGTGGGGAACTATCTACAGCAGTTGAAGCTATGGACCGCTTGTTCTTCCAAGCCTCTTCAGATACAGCTATCCTTGACGCTCCTGCGAGTAGCACCCCTACCAAGGACCGTACAATCACTCTGTGGCATGAAGATTCAGAAAACTTCCCTGAGGTTCAGTGGATCGGTGTTAATGCTCCGTATGCTCCGGATGAGAATGCTGTAACTTGGGCAGGTAATCAATTAAGCTTGTTCGCTGAGTCTAAAGACCCACGTACAGGTAACAAACTAACATCGACCCAGCAAACTAATGTTTTATCTTATGGATACAATATGGTTGCCCTTGTTGGTGGAGTTCCAGTAACTCGCCCGGGTAAAGTTGAAAGTGGAGAGTGGATTGATACCATCCGTGGTCGTGATACAATGACTGCACGTATCGGTGAGAGAATCTCTAGTCTGATTATCAACCAGCAAGGTGGTAAGATCCCTTACACAGCCTCTGGTATCTCTCAGATTGATTCTGCACTATCTGCAGCACTTCAACCATTCGTTGATTCTAACTTCTTAGAGTCTTATGTAACCAACCCACCATTGATCACAGAGATCCCAGCAGCTGATAAACAAGCTCGTGTACTACGGAATGTTCAGTTCACTGCTTTCCTTGCTGGTGCTATCCATGAAGCTGTGTTCAACGGCGTTCTAACAATCTCTGAAGGTTAATAGGAGAAATACATGGCACACGTAACATACTCAAGTAGACAAGTTGTAAGTAACTTCGGTGGCCTTCCTATTGATGGCTACGCAGAGGATAGCTTTATAACTATCACCTACAATTCCGACTTCTCAGCACCTACTGTAGGAGCTGATGGAGAGGTTGCCCTATCTATCAGTCCAGACCAGACTGGTACAGTAGCTTTTGATTTGATGGATACCTCTGCAGGTGCTAAGCGCCTAGCTGGTGTTTATGCTGCACAACGTGCAAGCGACACACCTATCCGCCTACCTCTTGTGATCTCTGATCCATCAGGTGCAACCTTGGTACTATCTAATAACGCCCACCTACAATCGATTGGTGAAGGAACTCTAGGGACCTCTAATAATTCCCGTACCTTCACATTCTTCGTTGAGAATATGGTGTTTACTGCAGTACCTAAAGGTGTTGGTGAAGCTACGGCTGGTATCGTAGATGAAGTTAACAACTTTGTTGAAGCTAATATTTAATTGATGGGGGCATAGCCCCCTCTTAAGGAGAGAACATGTCTTTCAATATAAACGATATAAATAAACAAGCGGGTATCGCAACTAAAGAGATTAATGGTGTAACCTATACACTCCATCTCCTACCTGCAACGATTGGTCTAAAAATGTCTTTAGAGATCAGCAAGCTTTTGGCTCCATCTATCGGTGCAAGCTTTGATGGTCTTCGTCACGATGAGTTACTTCATGGAGCACCTAAAACGTTCTCTGATTTAGCTACCCTCCTATCTACACAACTTGACAAGGTTGATGTTGCTGAGTTGATTTCAGCCCTCATCGGAAATGTTGAAGTTGATGGTAAGAAAATTAATTTTGATACTCACTTCCGAGGTAACTATGGAAGTATGATCCAATTAGTTGAGTTTGCCCTTAAGGAGAACTTCGAAAGTTTTTTTACAGAGAGCGGTTTTCAGACCCGTTTAATGAGTCTGATGGAGAGCCTCAAGACCCCAACTCAAGATCCGGAAGAGTCCTCAGACAAATAGAGAAGACTTGTTCACTCACCTCATTAGATTGGTACATCTATACGGTCTACCGAAGTAAATACAACAAAGAGACTATTCGCTCCCTTAAATATGAAATGACATTGCCAGAGCTTCTTGAATATAAAGAATACATAGATTGTATGGAAGCAATTGATACGGCAACTAATAAGGATCACGAGGAGAAGATGAAAGCTCTTGATAAAGGAAGCAGATAATGGCAATGACTATTAAGGATTTTATCCTACAGCTTGGCTTTGACTCTAGTGAGGTCGATAAGGGACTTTCTAACATAGAAGCTAAAATGGGGCGTATTGGGGCCAAAGCCCAACGCACCCAGCAAGCTAGGATGAAAGCCTCTAAAACTTTCTTTGCTGACCAACTACGTCAGGAAGAGAGGGCAGCCAAAGCTGCAGAAAGAATTCAAATCAGGAGAAACCGGGTAGCAACTTCCTTGGAGATTGCCCGTAGAAAGGCTAGCAGAGGATTAAGCTCTCTTGGAACTCCTGAGTCGAAAGCACAACTTAAGCAATTCCAACAACAATTTAATCAGCTCTCTAAGTCGATAAATAAGGCTTCTACAGCTGGAGACTTCTCTAAGATAACTAATCAGTTGAGATTGGTAAATGATCAACTAACTTCAACTGTACAACAAAGTAATAGAGCGGCTAGAGCATTTAAAGCTCAAACCTTTGCTATGAATGCTGCAAGGGATTCTGCAAGAAATCTAGCGCGCAGTTATCTTTCAGTCTTTGCTGCTATAGGTACAGCCGGAGCAGCTGGGCGTACAGGTATTGGTTTCGAATCTATCCAAGCGTCTTTACTAGCAGCCTCTGGTTCTACTGAACAAGCGGCTAAAGATTTTGAATTTATTAAAGATGTCTCGATCACTCTTGGCAGGGATCTTAGGTCTGGTGCTGAAGGTTACCAACAATTGGCGGTAGCTGCCAAGGATGCAGGCCTATCGGCTGACACTACAAAAGAGATCTTCCTTGCTGGTGCTGAGGCTTCAACAGCTTTCGGTCTAACAGCTGAAGATACATTCGGTGTATTCAGAGCATTCACACAGATCCTATCTAAAGGTACGGTATCATCGGAAGAACTTAAACAGCAATTAGGTGATAGATTGCCGATCGCTATGTCCACAGCTTCTAAGGCTATGGGTGTTACTGTTCAAGAGCTAACTAAAATGCTTGAGAATGGTGAGGTTGTCTCTAATGAGTTCTTACCTAAGTTTGCTAAACAGCTTCGTATAGCAGCCAGAGAGGGTGGAGCCCTAACAGCTGCATTAGATACCTCAGGTGTTGCACTACGTAGGTTGATATCAACAGTCCAGTTAAACATCTTTGATGCTTTTGAATCAGGACTTGGTGAAGGATTAGCGTCCTTCTTCAATGACCTTAGGGCAACTGTTGATCAGATGGCCCCAACGTTCAGAGGGCTAGGTAGAGTAGCAGGAGCTGCACTTAAAGGATTAGGTATTGCTATTCGAGCACTTGCTCAGTTACTAAGACCTTTTGGTATTCTACTTGATACGATCACCTCCTCAATGGAAGAGGTTTCCAAACAAGGTGAGGAAGGAACCAAAAACCTAAGCTTACTGGGAAGGATGACGAGAACCTTGATAGGTCTCTTCAAGATCTTAGCGGGTGTGGTGGTGTTACCTTTCGGTCTCCTAGAGAGAGGGTTAAACAAACTCTCGGGGATGGAAGATGGCCCTCTTAAAGGTCTATTGGCAATAGGTACATCTATTGGGACTTTGTTTGCGGGTAAGACCCTTCTAGGTTTATTCACAAGTGGTGGTACAAAAGCAGGATCAGCTTTTGGTAAGTTCTTCTTAAAGGCTTTCCTACTTGCATTCTCATTTAATATTGGTAGAGCAATCGGAGATGTTATCAATAAGTCTCTTCAAGAGAACTTCCCTAACTTTATGCGAGGGTTAAGTGACTTCATAGGAAGTGTTGTAGATAATATCAGAGCCCTGTTTGGTAATGAGGAAGCTGCAGCTAGGTTGAGAATAACTGGAGCCCAAGCCTCTAGAGAGGCCATGTCTAGACAGAGATCAAGGAAGAGCAGACGTACAGGCACAATAGGTCAAGTTAATATCGAAGTGAATGCTAATGGATTGGATGAGGAGGCAGCTACCCGTGTGGTAGAGACCGCTATCCAAAATAAACTAATCCCTTCAATGGAGGCTGTACAGTAATGGCTACATTCATCACTGACTCAGTAACAGGCTTTATCTTCCAACTTGATGCTACGACCAGTGTTCAGTACACATCCTCAAGCACACTTACTAATAACCCAATAGAAAGTGGAAGATCGACTACTGACCATGTTATCCAGAATCAAGATACGGTTACTCTATCAGGTATCCTTACAAGGGTGAAAGCTAAAGGCTCTAACTCCGAGTTTGTAACCGCACCTGAGAACTACATAGCTAATCTCCAAGATATTAAGGACAATGCAACACCTGTTACGATCACAACGTTCCAAGCTCCAACCTTCGGAGGTTTTGGGGAACCTAAGAACTTGATCACTCCTCTGCAGAACTGTATCGTAACATCTCTACAGATAAATAAGAGAGCGGGAGCAGGTAGTGGGGATCTATTCGTAGATCTCTCAGCTACTAAGGTTGAGTTTGCTGACCAAGCACAAGTCACTGCACAACCTACCGCATCCCCTAACTTTCAGAATGACGCTAGTAATCTTCAAAATGGTGCAGGGACAACCCAAGAGCTTAAGCAAGAGGACTTGCTTGAATGGAGTCAACGTCAAATATCAGAAGGCGCAAGCCTTATAGGAGGATAGTATGGCGGTAAGTATATTTATTCCCAACACCCCATGGAGTCGGCAGACAGTATCTCTCTCCGGTAGAAACTATATCTTCGAGGTTTCATATAATGAAAGGTCCAAGCGTTGGTATATTGATATTAGTCTTTCTGGTAGCGATGTCATTAATAGCGTCAAAGTTATGGAGAATTATGATCTGACAGGTAGGTATTGCTTACAGGACTTTCCCGATGGGGAACTCTTCTGCGCTAGGTTAAGAGAGACCTCTGACCCAGTGGGGAGAGATAACTTTGGAATTGGGAAAGATTATGAACTCCTCTACTCAACACTAGAAGAGATTGAACAACTAGGACTTTAAAAATGGCTAATGCTTTCATTCATAAATATGAATTGGTAATTGGTAGTCCGGCTAACCTTTTGAAGTCTACACAGAACACAGATACTGCTCCCCCTGCTCCGAGTTCTTTAACTCAGAATGATAGCTCAGATGTTGTTGTTGGGGGAGGATCTGATTCAGGTTATTCAGATTACTCAACAGTCCCTGCAGGGGCTATCACCTTGACTGATCTTCAGATCGAGGCATCGATAGACTATAATATCGCACCAGCTGGTAAGAACTCTCAACCAGCTGTCATCAAGATCTTTAACCTTAGTGACACAAATATTAACTTCATCACAGCTGAATCCTCAGTTATTCTTAGAGCTGGGTATCAAAAAGATGAAGCCCTCCCTGCTATCTATACAGGGCAAGTCGTTAAGGTCTACACAGAAAGGATTGGCCCTGACTACGTAACCACTATGGTGTGTAGTGATGGAGCCAATATCTTAAAGAATGCTAAGTACTTTAAGACCTACCCTAAGAACACAACCTATGAGAATATCCTCTCAGATTTAATTTCCCAATTTGTTTCAAAAGGTCTTGTTCAGGGTGACTTCACCAAGAACGAGAGAACATCAAAAGCAATAACAAGAGCACTCATCAGAGAAGGGTCACTATCCGCCTCACTATCTGCAGTATGTAATGAGATAGATTACGGGTGGTATATAACATTGGGGAAACTAAACGTTCACCCCAAGGAACAAAATGGATTAATCGAGTCCGTGGATATTATCGAAACCAATGTGAAAGGTGTTATTAGCCAGAATGATGATAAGAGTTCAACCTCTACATTCTCTAAGGCATCTAAACCACAAGGTATTAAACTCACAACATTCCTGAACGGTAACATCACAACCAATACAACTCTTAAGGTTAAGTTTGGAAGCTACCAAGGTGACTACAAGATTCAATCAGTTTCCCATAAGTTGAACTTCAGAGGTGATGCTTGGGATACAGAGATTGAGTGTCAGAGGATACCATAATGAAATTAAGTTTTGAAGATGTTATCAAGGCCACATTTGCTAACCTGATGACTAACCTTTACACAGCTATGCCAGCTAAGGTTGAGAAAGTTGGTAAGGTTGGAACCCAAGTAGTTATTGATGCTAAACCTTTAGTTAACCGAGTAGAGAGTGATGGGTCTGCCTATGAGACTCCCATCCTTCCAGAGGTCCCTGTGATCTTCCCAGCTGGTGGAGGAGCTATGGTTAGCTTCCCATTAGCCCCGGGCGATACAGTCCTCCTAGTCTTCTCTATGAGGAGCATAGAGGAGTTCTTAGCCTCGGATGGTATGAATGCTCAGACCCCCTTTAGTCGTAGAAAGCACAGCATCTCAGACGCTGTAGCCCTGCCCGGGTTATTCACTTCGGTCAACTCTCCGGAGGTTGACACTGAGAACTTATCTCTAAGGAATGGTATTGGTGAGACTGAATCAGAAATCAAGATCCAAAAGGACGGTAAGATTGTGATCAATGCAGCATCCGCTGTTGAGATAGGGGAAGGTGCAGCTGAGGCGTTAGTCCTCGGGGATGCTTTTAAGACATACTTTGATGGGCATACTCACCCAACGGGTGTAGGGCCTTCAGGGCCTCCTATAAGCCCGATGCCCCCAACAACCTTATCAACCTATTCAAAGACTAATTAGGAGGCTTAGATGGCTCTAGGGACAGCCTTAGAGGCAGACATTAAGACTGCCATAGCTAATAGTGAGGATGCCTCTACATCGGCAAACCTTATAGCTACAGCTATTAATAATTACCTCCAACCAGCTGAATATGGAGATGGTGCAGTTGTATACACCTCCTCCGTATCAGGGTCCAGCTTTGAACTCCCTACCTCAGGAAGTGCCTCAGCAGCTGCAGCTCAGTGGGCTACAGCTATAATGGGTTACTACGGAGCTGGGGGAATTGCCACAGGGAGCCCGGGGGATCCAACAACCCTAGATGAGGTAGTTCCACCGATCACTATTACAGCTTCAACCGTTGGGCCAGCCCTGACAACATCACTGACAGCAGTATTTAATAATGTAGGTGGTGATATCGATAGCAAGGCATCTGATATAGCTTCAGCTATTGAGACAGCTATCTCAGGTATTGTTGTTAGTTGGTCAGAATTTGCCCCCGGCCCTCCACCTGTTACTACACCCTTTGTAGGAGGAATAGCATGACAGATATCGCTTTAGACGATTCAGGTGATCTAATCATCGAGAATGGTCAGATCCCCTTACTGGGGACAGTTCAAGAGTCTACTAGACAGAAATTACAAATATCTTTGAGCACCATCTCAGGAGAGTGGTTCAGAGATATTAACTTCGGGGTTCCTAGAGAATTACTTTTCAGCAAGGGAACCCAAGGGATGCTAGATGCAGCTGTGGTTGAGATCATAGCCGGGACAGATGGTATCCGAACAATAACAGAATTCGAATCCTCGCTTAACGCTGGGACTAGGGTTTATACCATAAGCTTTTCTGCTATTACAGATAGTGGCGAAGTTATTACTCTAGAAGGTTTGGAGGTTACTTAATGGCCATCACTGAAGAAGGCTTAACCATAAGACGTTTTCCTGAAGTTGAAGCAGATATTCAGGATAGCTTAATAACTAATTTGAACACATCTCTTGTGTTTGATAATGATACACTCTTAGGTCAGCTCGTTGCAATTATTGGTGCAGAGATAGCTGATGAGGAAGCTCTACTACAAGCTATCTATGATAGTTTTGATATAGCAAAAGCTGAGGGGGAATCCCTCGACAGGTTGGTAGCCCTTATTGGTCTTACTCGCTTGGATGCAGCTAGAACCTCAGGGGACCAATACTTCACGGGTGCTGATGGAACAGTGATTCCTCAAGGCACTCTGATTGCAAATCCCTCATCTCTCGATCAGTTCGAGACAGCTTTCTCATTATCATTAGCTCCTGCATCGTGTAAAGAGGTTACTTACTCAGTATCATCCGTACTTAATAATACGTTGTACACGATTGAGATTAATGGTAACGACTTTAGCTACACATCTGATGGTGATGCAACAGTTGCTGAGATTGTTAATGGCTTAGTAGCCCAGATAAACTTACCCTCAGGTAGAACATGGGAAGCTGAGAATGTCAGTGATGAACTCCGAGTATTTACACTTGACCAAAGTAATATCTCTGTTTCAGCTATTACCTTCCTGTTAGTAGAATCTGTGACAGCCTCTGTGTTTACACAATCTGTTATAACCGGAGATGTTAGGGCCCCAGCAAATTCTTTAACTCAGATAGTTTCTTCAGTCTCAGGTCTTGAATCTACAACAAACCCCTTAAGTTTTACAACAGGGAGAGATAAGGAGACAGATGAGGAATTAAGGAATAGAGCATCGCAAACAACCCAGCTTGCAGGAAGTAGTACAGTTCCAGCCAACATCTCCGCTGTTGGCAATGTGGATGGTGTGTCAGCTGTCCTCTTGGTTGAGAATCTTACGGATACCGTAGATAGTGAGGGGAGACCACCCCATAGCTACGAGGTGATCGTAGAAGGAGGTGTTGAAGGCGACATTGCTAGGGCAATCTTCAATGAGAAGCCTGCAGGGATTCAAACGTTTGGGGATATCACTGTTAATGTCCTTGATCAGACAGAGACACCGAGAGCAATTAGTTTCTCTAGGCCTGAAGACATTATCATAGCTACTCGTGTTACTTACGATCTATATGACGAGGAGTTATTCCCACCAACTGGTCCTGACGATATTGTTCAGGCTGTCTTAAGTACAGGTAATGCTCTAGGTATCGGAGAGGATGTTATTCCTAAGAGATTCTATGGGCCTATTTACTCAGCTGTATCTGGTATAAACGAGATCACAGTAGAAATGCAGGTACTGGCTTCCTCTGGAGATACACCTAACCCGGGTAATTGGTCAGAGGCTAAGATCTCTATTTCTGATTCACAAGTGTCTTCATTCAACTTAGCGGATGTTTACACAGTTCAAGTCTAAGGAGGACTTATGGCAGAACCAATTTTAAAAAATTCTGTTGAGGTTGGCCTTAGTCGTGTAATAGAGCAATTCGAGGACAAGCCCAACATTGTGGGAACACTTGATGCTTTCCTACAAGAGACTCAGAAAGTTGAAGATCTAGCTTTCGAGGTAAATTCAGCTTTCGATTTGGATACAGCTATTGGTGAGCAGCTCGATGTCATCGGTAGATTGATCGGTGAAACTCGTCAGGGCAAATCTGATGAGCTTTACCGAGCGGCTATTAGAAACCGTATCGTAGCTAACAGTGCGGATGGGACAATCGACAATATAATCAGTATTGTTAAGAACTCTTTAGGCCCTTCCGTAACTTACCCTAATCTTATTAACCTATTCCCATCTCCACATAACCCTGAAGGTTGGTATGGGGCAACCACTGATCCAGATGGGACTATCACCAACACAGCTCTATCAAATCCTAGTGGTCAGCCCTCTGTAGGTTTAGTTGAACAGACCTCTCTAACGGAGTTCTTTAGACCCCTATCGACACAGGATGCACCTATAAGTGCCCTATCCGGTGAGACATACTGCCTATCTGTAGTAGCTAGGAGTCTTAATAAAGATTCCAATCTATTATTTATATTCGAGGGAGCTACGGACAAGCAACTGAGAATAAACATAAATACTGGAACTGTAGGGTTTATCTCCTCTGGTATTGATCATAGTTATCAAGATCTAGGTAATGGGTTCTCGTTAATCCAAGTTAGGTACACACTGACAGCTAACGAGCCAACGTTTGTTGGCAGAGTCTCCTTACTCAATGATGATAATGGATCTAATACAAGAGCTGACGCTGGTGATCAGATTTATATGCAATCAGCCTTCTTTGGAATATCAAATGATTTCCCTTCAAAGGTATCTGATGGCACAGACAAGCCCGTGAAACTACATGAGCACTATCCCGCAGATATCCACGTAGAGGTTCAGGATAATGAGAGTTCAGCCCTCCATGCACTTCTATCTGAGATCTCTTCAGCGGGTGTAACAAGGACTATGACTTTCATACCTGAAGCTGGTGACCCACTAGCTCCTGTAGAGTTAGAAATCCTTAGAAGATTCCTTATCACCAACACAGGTGATCAAATAGTCACAGATGACGGGGTAGGGAATAAATCAAATTTAATCGTATCTAATATCGTTGACTCTGTTGGGAATGTCTCAATGGGCTACCTAGCCGAGCTTGACCCTTCAGAGGGTGATGAGTACAACGTTTTAGCAGAAACTTTAAGGGTGTGATAGATCACCCTTCCACTATTTTAAGGAGACATTCTGATGGCAGATGTTGAATTACCAGACTTACCCGCCGTTGTCACAATTGCAGACTCTGATCTTCTTCATATACGGCAAGGTATAGAGGATAAAAAATCAACGGTGGCTACCCTAGAGGTCCACCTTGATACGAAATATCTAAGGCAGGATGATAACCTAGCCTCTTTAGATAATGATGCTACAGCTAGGGCTAACCTAGGTGTCCTAAGTGAGTCAGAAGGTGATGCTAAGTACTTAGAGGAACTTAACAACCTATCCGACCTAACCAACGTAACAGTTGCACGTAATAACCTTGGCCTTGGATCCCTAGCAACTCAGAATGAGGGAACTGGTGGAGCTGACTTTAGAGATAATGATGCAAACGATGCAAGGTTCCTTCTTGAGGCTAATAACCTTAGTGACCTGACAAATACTGCAACCGCTAGGACAAACCTAGATGTATACAGTAAGTCCGAAGGTGATGCGAGGTATTTACTTGAAGCTAATAACTTGAGTGATCTTACAAATGTGGTGACTGCAAGGTCAAATCTTGGATTAGGCACAGCGGCGGTTGTTAACACAGGGACAGGAGCAAGCGATGTTCCTACAACATCTCAGGCAGATGCGAGATATTTACTTGAGTCCAATAACCTGTCTGATGTTACCAATCCAGCAACTGCTTATAATAACATCAAGCAGCCAGCGACAACATCCTCCATTGGTGCTGTTGAGAAAGCTACACCTGAGGAGATGGCAGACGGAGCCCCTGATAAATTCCCAGATGCAGCTACCATAAATGATTTCGTAGATACAAGGGTTCGAGATTGGACGACAGTTGATATGAAGAACCCTACCCTTCATTCACAAGGTAGGATGAACTTCATAACTGATCTAATCTCGTGGGGTTTTGTATTTTTCAATAAGGGTCAAGATGCTATTGTATTTGGCAGACTATCCTCTTCAAGTAGTGTGTTCTATTTCTGGGAGGTATCCCTAGGGACTTCTTACGACTTGTCTACTAGCACATTGACTCAGACATATCAGATACTTAACTCATCATCATCTATGGACCGTTTACTCTACAAGCCAGACGGAACTAAGTTATATGTCATGGCTCAATCATTCATCTATCAATATGACTTATCAACCCCATGGGATATATCGACTATAACAGAAAATGGTATTGAATCTGTTGGGGTAAACGATCTAAGTGGGATGAACTTCAACGAGGACGGTACGCGTCTCTATTCAATTGGTACACAATCAGCATTAGAACAATTATCAGAATGCACACTGTCTACGCCTTGGGATATTAATACAATAGGTACTCCCACTCTGCTTAATTTAGAGTCAGGAATAGTTGGGTACACTTGTGATAATGCTGATGACGTTACTGTGACTAATAGAGGGGGTTATCTGTATATCTACATACACGGTAAAGCTGAATTGGTAAGTTCTAGTACAAACACTGAATGGGGTGTAACTGAGATGCAGATATTTAACCCCACCTTGAGCGGAGCTGGTTCACCTAATGAGATTATCCACACCGTACAGAGGTATAAGACAGGATCTTCGAGCCTACTGGAGACATTCGACCCCATAGCTGGATTAGCCTATGCTACGAATGGATCTTTATTTACGCTATACAGCATACTTAAACCTTATCCGTATATTATTGGGAGTTAGATAAATGGCATTACCTCCAACATTATTACCTGAATGGGCATCACAAGATCAGGATGACCCAGTAACAGGTGCACCGAACAAGGTAGAACCAACAGCCTCTTTCAAGCTGTCAGGTGTAAATAGAAACGAAGCACTGATCAGGCCCTATCTAAACTACGAGCTAGACCTCATCTCAGACTGGATTGAATTCTTTCGGGACTCTGACCTATCAGGAACAGAGAGTACAGTTTCAAGCCAAGCAGTGGTAACAATACCCGATCAAGGGAACACAACCTATCAAGTTCTGGTAACCCCTAAGTCCAATCTTGGAAGTGTGTGGGTAACCAATGATAGCTCAACTCAATTCACAATCAATGTCTCTTCTGGAGATGGAACTGTAGATTGGTTAGTCAAAAATAAACTATAAGGAATACAGTGACATGGTTGACGGAGATGGCAATCAACTAGCTGAGGTATTCGTAGGGTTTCTTTCTATTCTTCTAGCCACCCTTGCTGGGTGGTTCTCTTGGGAGAAAAAGAAGACAAGGGAAACTATTGAAGATCACTCCGCTAGGATCACTAAGCTAGAGGCTGAAGCTATGACAGAGGCTAGAACTAGAGAGATGATACAGGATAATTTAGATCCTCTTAAAGAAGATATGAGGGAGTTAAAACAATACCTTAAGCAACTATCGGAAGATACCCTTTACATACGCTTAGAGATTGCTAAAACTCACGGATATCAGCAAGCAAAAGAGGAACTGAATAAGATAAGAGGTCCAAATGAGTAGACAAATTACAGGGTCTTTAGAGTACCCTGCAGGCACTAACTTCAATGGTACTATTGAGGCTAGGCACATTGAGGGGAACACCGTAACGGTTCCTCAATCGATCAGTGAATTTACAGTTACAGATTCTTTATATGATTTTACTTTGGAGAATGGTTCCTACCAGTTCTCCATTAAGGGTATCATCTCAGAGGGCTCAACAGATGAGTCTCGTGTGAAAATTGGACTAGGTATCGTTAATGATGGTGCCCCTATTGACCTCCTTACCTTAATTGGATTGAGTGAACCTCTAAGTTCCCCTGTCGAGGATCTTATAAATGAAAGAGGCCTACCATCTGGTGGTACAACAGGCCAGCACCTCTCTAAGACTACAGATAACGACTATGAAGTAGAGTGGGTGGATGCTCTGGATGAGGCACCTATTGATGGTCAACAATATGCCAGACAGGATGGGGACTGGACAGTTGTAACCGGAGGAGGGGGTGGAGCCTCAACCTTCGTAGAGCTGACAGATACCCCTACCGACTACGTAGGTCAAGCAGGGAAGGTTGTTAGGGTAAACACAACACCAGACGCTCTCGTGTTTGATGATTTGACCAAGTCCGATGTGGGGTTAGATCAAGTTGATAATACCTCAGATCTGAATAAACCTGTTTCAACAGCTACACAGGCAGCCCTAGATGGAAAAGAGGATGACCTAGGCCTACCCACGAGTGATGGACAAGTTCTCGCATCAACTACAGCTGGTGTTAGATCTTGGGTAGATATGTCCGGAGGTGGGGGCTCAGGGGTTACGTATAACTCCAACTTCAACATCTTCTACGGAGCTATTACAGATGTGGATCCAGCTGTTAATATGGTGGTAGAGGATCAAGGGAGAATAGCTAGGACTGCAGCCTCCAGTGGAGCTGCATACGTTCACTCTAAGTACCTGATCCCTGTAGAGACTTATTGGGAAGTCACTCACACTGTGTGGGATTCAGGGTCTATTGCATCTATGAACTTCTCCCCGGTTGTTGACGGAGTTGTTGATTGGAGTTCAGGTATTATAGTTCAACCTCTCAATGCGAATATTAACATTAATAGGATCACAAGTGGAACTCGTGCCAGAAATAGGTCAGCATCAGTTGTAGGCTCTTTCGCTCCCTCACTATCTGCAGGGGATACCGTAAGGTACTGGATTACCCGGGATGATGCCAACACTGTCACAATCTACGCACAGAAGAACGGGACAGGGACTATTTACTCACAGGCAGTAACTGTGACAGGTGTCGGGGATGCAAGTAATTGGACGTTATCCGTAGTTGGTTCAAGCCTCTCATCTAATCCGTTTGATGTTACGTATAATTTCGGTAAGTCACCCTTCCTTTACACACCTGAAAGTGGTAAGAGCATAACAGCCCTTAGCCCAGCAATATTGAAGGATCCTTTCCCTTTGTGGAGTGGTAGCGCCATTATATTAGCCCAGACCGTCATGGACTTTACTGTATTCAGTACTGGTAATTACAACCCGGGGACTTACATAGCTAGGACAACACCAGCGGGTGGTGATATAACGGATGTGCCATTACAAATCTCAAGCCCTGACACAGATTTCTATGGGATTGCATTCGATAGTGAGACTGCCACTAATGTATATGAGATTACCAACGTCCAGTGGGATAAGTCAGCCCTATCCTTCAGGGTGGAGACTAACAAGCTCAACCTTCCTACAGCCGAAGTAACTCAGATCGTCCCAAGCTTCACGTTAATGTCTTACAAATTCGAGTGATAAAATGCACATACAATATGATGTAACAACTAAAGAGATTATAGGGTATCACTACCTGAGGGCAGATATAACAAGCATCCCTGATGACTTTGTTGAGGTCACCTCAGGTCAGGAAGATTTTGTTAAGGATAATTACCAGTATCTGACCGTTGATGATACCGACACAGCTAACAAAATGATAGTAACACCTGCAAACTTTGAAACCTATAAGGCTCAAGTTGACCTTATCAATGCAAGGATTGCAGAGGGTGAAGCGATAGTCAAATACTTAGAGGATTATCTAAATGAAAAAGCCTCTATCTATGGTTACGATAATTACCACACAGCTATGATCTACAGGGATAGTAGTATCCCTAAGTTTCAGTTAGAGGGTCAAGCTTTCTTCGATTGTGCTGACGCTAATTGGAGTTATCTAGATGCCAACAGGGATTCTTTTGAAGCCACAGGGCAACCGGACCTAGCAACTGTTATGGCTAATCACCCTAAGTTATCTGAGTTTGGCTTAACACTTTAATTATACCAGTAGGGCCCTCTTTGGCCCAAGGACAATAATGAGAATATTTTACCATAAGACGGGGAAGTACTTAAAGTCTTTCGCGTTTGATGATGATCTTTCCGATGCACAGGAAAATCAGATCATCAGCTCTGACTATGTAGAGGTCCCTAGAGAGGTCCTTAGAGCGTACCCTCGTGATGTTATCGAAGAGTACATGGAGACGTATGATCCTCAGAGCCCTACACCAGTCCCTTCCCCAAAAAGCTCCCTATGGAGATATGGAGAGGAGATAGACAAGGCTCTAGCTGAATACTTCGAGGATGAGGATTGGAGTGTTAAAACTGGCGGTACAGACACAGGTGCTCAAATAGAGGCTAAGTTAGATAGCCATTTTGGAAGCACGGTTTGGAAGCAAGGTGGATCATCTCAAAACAATGCACCAAGCTTTGTAAGCTCAAGCCACACAGTGGTCCAAGGGGAAGACTTAGTTGTAACCCTAGCGGCAACAGATACAGACTCCGACCCACTAACCTTCACTGTAACAGGGAGTTCTGATTTCAGTCAGAACGGGAATGTTATTACCTTCAACTCAGCAGTTGTTGGGCAACAGACCTTGAACGTAACTGTTGATGATGGTAATGGGGGAACTGACACAGGGACTGTAACGATAACAGTTACCCAAGCCCCTACAAACAACCCTCCGGTTCTTTCAGACCAGAATATCACCGTTGTAGTAGACACCTTTAAGACTATTACTGTCGGTCCTGCTATAGATCAGGATGGCCATTCTGTTACCTACACCATTACAGGAAGTTCTGATTTCACACAAAGTGATAATAGGATAACCTTTAGCTCCTCTACCTTAGGCCAGCAAACCCTTAGTGTTACAGGCGACGATGGTAACGGAGAGACTGCCTCAGCAACTATTACAATCGATGTTGTAATGAGACTACTGAGACCTACCCAGTTATCGCCTCCATTCCTGAGCAATTTGTGGCTACGGATGGCACACTGACATTATCGGTTTCCTTAACCAACCCAACTACAGCAGGTGCTGTCCAGTGGTACAAAGACTTCGGTCATGACGATATTCAAGTTAATCCGACAACTGGGGCCATCACTTGGGATACAACTGGCTTAGCTGGGGAATCATTCCACGTAGGGCTACGCTGCAGTAATGATAATGGGGTTGGACGTAGAACTTTCATCGTTCACGTTGGCAAGGTTCAAGGTGATGTTCTATACGTTGGACCACTAGAAACCTACACAACTTGGATGGATGCTGAAGCAGCTCATAAAGCTGGGGATACGATCATCTTCAGGGATGGGACTTACCTAGGTACAGATAATAGGATCGGTAGGGATAACAGTAATTCCTCCGATCAGTACCCTAAATCGGGAACCTCTGCTAAGCTGACTTGTGTAATGGCTGAGAATCCTCTAATGGCTATCTTCGATGGTGGGGATGCCGGTGTGGCATTTAACCTTTGGAGCGGTGGTAAGAATGAATCTTCGTACATCACGTTTAAAGGCCTATTTGTCCAAGGGGGAAGCACCTTAGCCATCAACGGAGACCCTAACGATAAAGCGAACACTCGCCCTCACCACATCAAGGTGATTAATTGTGGTGGTGTTGGTGAGGATGACATTCCACTATACTCTCGCCTATGTGATTACGTTATTTTTGAGAACTGTTTTGCTTACGGAGGTGGTCGTTATAAGATCTCCATTAACGAATCCACTAAATGTATTTTCCGTAGAAACGTAGCACGTTACGATAGATCTGACCGCAAGCCTGCAGAGGATCCTAAAGGATCCCACATCATGTACAATACGATGGATTTCCGCATGGATAACTGTATTGCTATTGATGATGTTGATAGGTTTGTGAACAACGGGTATAAAGCTGGAGCCTTTGGTACACCTGTCACAGCTACAAGTGTTACCCCTGAGGGTTCTCGTGGTATTGTTGAGAGATGTTTACACCTCAATAGTGAGCAACTACTATCTCAGTTTGACTATCAGGTGAGTAATGGTGGTGGTGCCTCCGATGTAGAATCTTACGATGTTGTTAGTTTCGACTCTAAACCTCACGATATAGCGATCTACACATGGGGATTCAACCTATGGCAGAAATGTACATTCTCTAAGATTAGGCCTTTACACCAAACCCAAGACTCTTTAATCAATGCCGGTGGATATAACAACTTCCGTGGATTGGTTAATTGTATCTGGGATGATACAGATCCTCTTGATACGGGTATAGCTTACGGTGCAACCAATATAACCGTTGGTGATGTAGGCGTTCCCTACAATGGGGGCACAAGCAGGACTGTTACTAAGTATGGTATGTCTGGTGTTAACCTAACTAACTCTGGTGACTTTGCCCTTATCAAAACAGGGTACGGAACACAACATGAGTCAGGGACCACAACCACAGCTATCGATGCAGACTTTAAGTATGTAACTAGGTTGGAGAAATCTAACGCACTTGCTGATACCCACGCTGGTGAGGTAATGTACTTAAAAGGTAAGTCTGGAACCTTCTGGGGTGACCCGGGCTACGATGAGGATACAGAGATCCCTATGTGGGATTTCCCATTTGAGCACTACATCCGTGAGAAGATGGAGTCCTACTCTTGGTCTGGTCCTGAGTATAGCGGAAGTGATTACCTTAATAGGGTTCAAGGAGCTAATGGAACACTCTCAGGGGCTCGTGGCTTCTGTGCGGCTGGTGAGACCCTTACCTCTTATGTTTGGGGCTACAAGGGCAGCACAGTGCCCCCTATGGGTCTTGTCGGTATTAATGGTGACGCTCAGGCTACAATCCGTTGGGAATTACCTGCTGATAACCACCAAACCAATATAACTGGGTACACAGTATACGACTACAATCCAACCACTGGTGCTATGACCAATGGTAGAGCTGTAGCGGCTGGTACAAGAGAGATCACTATTAGTAGTCTTATCAATGGTTTTGACCACTGGTTTGCTGTGACAGCAACTGACAGTGTAACAGGTGAAAGTAGTCTAAGCTATCCTGTCTACATTAGACCTAACGGTACGCCTACTGTTCTACCTCAGATTGACACACACCCTCAGGGAGTTAGTGTTATCGATGGTGATCAGGTGACCTTCACAGCTTCAATCCAAGGGTATAATAGCCTACAGTGGAAGAAGGATGGTGTTGACATAGTCGGCGCTACTGGTCTTTCCTACACGTTCACAGCTGCTACAGCTGATGATGGGGCTGTTTACACTATTGTGGCTACCAATGATGTTGGTGATCAAGCTTCTAATGGAGCTAGTCTATCTGTTAAACCTTTGGACTCAACAGCTCCAACAGTGAGCATCTCTGTAGCCTCTGATACGTTGAATATCACAGCTTCTGATAATATCTACACTGCAGCTGAGTTAACTCTTCAGCTTCTGGATGGTGGATCACCTGTAGGCTCGACCTTCTAAGGTAGTATCACATCTCTAGATCTGACAGCTCAGAGCTTACCTAATGGTACAAGAACACTGACAGTTAGTGCTACAGATCCTCAGAACAACACAGGGACCTCTAACTCAGAGTCGTACCTTGTAGGTAGTCCTGTCTTTACTGATGACTTCACTGATTCATCAAACTGGTCAGGGTCCTTAGCAACTGCCTCAAATGAGGGTACAGTTAATGGAACTATTCGAGGGACAACTGACTGGTGGAGTTCTGATACGAAAGGGTCGGTTAAGTTTGAGATGAAGGTCATGGACCAAGCTAACGATTATGAGGCTTACCCAAGGTTCAAGATCGGTTGCGACACCAGTGGAACCTCCCTAGGTACTATCGAGATCTTCTGCTACCCACAAACGTTCAGCAACAGCTGGGCAGACTACGTGGATAGATCAGGAACTCGTCACAGTTTAGGATCATTCAATGGCTTTGGTAACCCTAGTGGTGACACGGGTGGAACAGAGGCTTGGATTGAGTATGAGGTATCTCTCGTAGGTACAGCATTTGCGTTCCTAGCTAATGGGGTAGAGCTTACATCGGCTACTCTTCCTGAGGATATTGGCCCATTCAGTGGAACTATGCAGATCCAACCTTTGGCGGCTGGGGATCTTATGATCCGTAACGTAACAGCTTACGCTTAATACTTTAAGGGGCCTCTATGGCCCCACAAGGAACTTTTATGACTTATAAGTGTAAACACTTCAGTATTGAGGAGTTAGCCCCTCCTGAGCTTTGTGAGGAGCTTCATGAAGATCTAATCTGGGCTATGTTTGACGAGAATGTCCTCAAGTTTGCCGATTGGCTGAAAGGATTCTGTGGTGGGGCTTCAGTTACAGTTAATACTTGGATCTGGGGCGGCAACCTAAAACAGAGTGGATTGAGAACCAAGTCCTCAGAGTATTACTCAGAGACATCTCAACACTCTAAAGGTTGTGCTCTTGATCTCAAGGTTGAGGGCTGGACTGCAGAGGCTCTAAGACAGGCTCTCCGGAAGCATGAGGAGGAAGTTGCACCTGTTCCTTACATTACTCGTGTAGAGGATAAGGTAACATGGCTTCATGTTGATACAAAACCAACTGGTAAAGATAAACTTTATTTCTTTAACCCATAGGAGTTAAACCATGGATTTAAACACTATTATTGAATTTGCTCTGAGTGAATATGTTGGAGCTACAGCTTTGACAGGTTTTATTATTGTGAAAGGGTTAGCAGCTGTTGTAGCTAATAACCTTGATACCCAGAAATGGGGTAAAACAGGAAAGATAATCGATTGGCTAGCTTCAAGTAATAAGAAGGCTAAGTTGACAGGTTCTCCTGAGCTTGATCAGATTCTTGTTGAGAAGATCACCGAGAGCAAGCCCAAGAATGTTATTTCAAAAGTTCTTAACTTTCTTAGCTAAGAACTTTGGAGGGTACAAGCCCCTTACGGGGCTCTCCTACTCCTTAAGTGCGCTCACTTGGTGGTCCCAGTTAAGGTAGCAGTTTTCCATCTGCTTAACATTTCGAGTAAAGGATGGATCGTTCTTGTACTTCAAGTAAGCATCATCTGATGCCAATCCTGTATCGATCCATCTCTTATCACTACGTTCCTCACATATCACCCTTACACAATTTTTTCGTAAACCTTCAAGAGTGACATGTGTATCCTTGACAGTGATATAGCGATAGGCTTTCACGTTAAGGCCTGCCTCCCACAGGAGAGAGTTCTTCTGCTCTTGTGAAAGATCTCGCCAGACAAGACCTGTACGCTTGATGTCATGCATTGAGATGTACTTGGTAACTGTGTAGCTTAAGGCGCGCATCTTATCTTCAAGTTCATTGATCTCAGTCTCGGGGTCAAACTCAACATCGATAGTCTGCCCGAACTGGTTCTCTAACTCTTGTTCAAAATCATCAGTCATACTATAATCTCCACACTCTTCACTTCATCAAAGATGAATTCAAGTTCATCCTCATCTGTTATATCATCATCCCAATAGTCATGATGACTCATTGTTATGTTAAGATGATCTGAGATACAACCAGTAATGATATCTCTTAGTTCTTGTTTTCTTTTCTCAGTAAGCGCCATTAAGCACCCCGCTTAGTTAACTCATTTAAGATCTTAACTTTGACTGCACCAGTGGCAGATTCTAAACGCTTATTTAATTCTTTGTTGCTGATCTGACTGATAGGTTGGTTCCCACCTGCACGGCCTGCCCCACGTAATTTAACACTCATTACTTCTGCTCCTTAATCCATTCTTTAATACCAATTGAGCCAGTGGCCACTACATTACCATCAACCAGTAACGCTGGGATCTGCTTAACCTGACTCATGACCTGTGCTTCATCGTCATCACTTGAGATATCAAACTCTTCAAATTCAATACCAGCTTGTTTAAGTAGGAGTTTAGCTGGGCCACAGTTTCCACACCAAGGTGCGCTTGCTAGAATAATACTCATAATTTCTTAATACCTCCTTCAGTTAGTTCGCCATATAGTACCAGAACCTCATCAGTCTTGTCAATACTTTTTACTGACCCATACTTCTCCGCTACACGGTCAATATGTCCTTGACTTGTTTTTATAGGACTAAACAGTTCAGGCACACCTGTTTCTACAAATCTTTTATATGACTCAGTTGCATACACATTAACTTTATCATCCTCTAGTTTAGCAATAATTTGACAGGCGCTAATATCAAAATTACCTACTAGATCCCCAAAGCAAGTGTTACGTGTAGCTATGAAATCTGTTTCTTTATCAGGACGTTGGTAGAGAACAATTACATCTTCTCTCATCTCCATACCATCATAACGATCAAGGCGCTTACCTTTGGAGATAGGGAGGAACGAGGATGTATCCTCATCTCCGACAACCCTATCTAACTTATATCCTTGGATATTCACTAAGGTCTCATTGATCAAGAAGAAATCCATATCTTTTGGATCCTTACCTGCATCCACATCTCTCAGATAACCACCTGCTAGACACCCTTGATAACCCCAGATCTTAAGTCGCTCAAGGGTTTGTTTTACTCGTTTATAATCATGTTGCATTTAAAATCTGTTCCACTCCTTTGTTAGCTAAGTCATCAGCCTTCTCATTCCCAACGTCACCACTGTGGCCTTTAACCCAGTGCCAACTAATGTTGTGTTTATTGCACTCTCCCTCTAAGGCAACCCAGAGTTCTTTGTTTTTAACCGGACTTCCGGAGGCTGTTTTCCATCCCCTCTTCTTCCAGTTGTGTACCCACTCTGTAATGCCACTCTTGACATACTCTGAGTCTGTCCATAGTTCGATCTTACAAGCCCTTTTAAGGCAACGGAGAGCCTCTATAACAGCGGTAAGTTCCATCTTGTTGTTTGTGGTATCTTTTTCACCACCGAAGATCTCTTTGGTCTTACCGTTAAATTCTAGGTGGGCTCCCCACCCACCAATCTTTGTCTTACCCTTGCAAGCACCATCTGTGTAGATGGTTACAGTGCTCACTCGAAGTCCTCCGCTAAGGAGAGGTAAGTCATATGAGCTTTAAGCTCTGCACCATATCTCTCAGGGGGATCTACAAACTCCAATTGATCTACAAACATCATGTTGTAAAGACGAACTGCATTGTAAGCGGCATGGAACAATTCAAAATCATAAAGTTCCTCACAAAGAATTAAATCGAAGTAGGGAACCCACTTACCATTACTCTTGATTCGAACAATACCTTGGGGATCAATACAATACTGATCCCGTGAGGCAATGATCTTCTTCATCATGATAGCTAAGAGGTTTGGCTTCTTGTACAATCCAATGAAGATATCCATATTAAAACTTCCAAGGTGTTGGTTTATCTGTCCCATTCGAGTAGATGAATGAAGCGATCTGAACATCCTCGATAAGGGACGTTATCTCCTCCCCAAGAATGTCAGTAACCTCGTTCTCTATCGCAACGGAGGTAGCTTGATCAAGCACATACAGATGATCATAGATGTCATTATCTGCTAGGTCAAATCCTAAAAGGTAAACAACCTCCCCACTTGATCGATCAATAGCTTTATCCAGACGGAATCTCTCATCCTTAAACTCGATGTACTCGACTTCCTTTTTCTCTCCGCCGTTTAGGTCAGGAACCCCTGCATAGGTTATCTCTACTGCGTCTGGTTCGACCACCTCAGCTATTTGTTCAAGGAACTCCTCAAAGCTAGCAACTGGTGCATCGATTTCAAATATTGCTGATACGACAGCTCTTGATTCACTCATTTAAGTTCACTCCTTCAATTTCTGCAACTCGTTTAATTGTTTTGTAGATAGCTTTAATCTCTCGTTCCATTGTGTTCCCTGCCTTATTCCTCGCTAGAGTCTTAAGGATGTGGAACAATCCACCTGTGGAATCTCTTTGAGATAATCTCCAAGTCTTAGCAACCCGGTAAGGATCCATACGGATGTACCTTTTCTCCACCTCATCATCCTGAAGAAGGTAATCAAGGGAGTAATGGGCATCAATCTCAATAGGTTTTGGTGCGGTTAATGGCCCTTCACCTGTCTCATTGGTGTGACTATTAAAGATCCCATTAAAAGCTTCATTAAAGTCATCAATTTCCTCAGGACTGATCAGGGATGGGTCAGGCCCGAACAGGTCCAACTGTCTACGCTCATCCCAAGGCGAGAGGAACTCATTACCTCCTGCCTTATTCTGGTCACTATAATACATTCTAATACCTATGATATATTCATCGTCAAACTGTCTCTCTTATCTTTCGTAAAGAGATTCTTACGGGAACGAGATTCTGCCCCACAACTTGTGCAGCGGTATCGTTGGAACTTACTGACTGATGTATAGGCATACCCATCCTCTACAAATTCAGTACTACCGCAACGACATACCTGCTCAGGCTCATCAAAGTACAGGCTGAAATTCGGGTGTTTATTATCCCATGCAGCTAATTTGATGTATAACTCCTCTAGGGAAAGCACATCATGCTTGTTGTACTCTTCGCATTCAACCCAAGCCTCAGGCTCATCTTTCATCATCCCTTTCCAGAGATCAAACCCTGCATATTTGTTGTGGGATAACTTCTTGAAAGTTACGTTAAGCTTATCCGTCATGTACTCAAGTTTATTACTTAGGAACCCGAAGTTTCGTTTGGCAATAACAAGGGTATCGATGTGCTTGTAACTAGATGGCGGTTGAAAACCATTAAGGATGAACCTAGCATTGATCTTCTTAATATCGAATTTGATACCGTTTTGGGTTATTACAATATCCGCCTCATTAAGTAGCTGCCACAACTCCTCAAGCATAAACTTATCATCTTGTGTGATCACTTGACCACGGAGATCATTGTAATAAACCTCCTTCTCACTGGCCCCTAACCACTTAGCAGCATAGGATAAAATGAACCACTCATCTTTCACCATATTCAGGGAATAGTTCTGGTTAAACATCCCCCATCCCCAGAAGGTGTTAGGGGATGTCTCGATATCTAACACTAACACACGAGGAAGGTGCTTATGATCTCTCTGCACAAGACCCTTAAAGTCTCCTGCCTTACTCTGGTAGAACCCATTCTTAGATTCATACTCTGCCCACCACAACCTGTGGGTCTCTTTCCGTAGGAAATCCCCCACCGTGGATTTGCCAAGACCTAACCTCTTGGCGATTTTACGAGATTTCAGACCCTCGGCATCTAGCCGGATAATCTCTCGTTTCATATTGTCTGTGAGTTTACTCATTCTTTATCCTTTTGTGCCCGTACTTCCGAATCCCCCTGACCCTCTCTCGGTGTCTGTAAGCTCCTCTACGAGCACCAGATCAGCCTTAACGTAGGGTAGGATAACTAACTGCCCGATTCGCTCTCCTGCATCGATACGGACAGGCTCAGAGCCAATATTACGGTAGGAGAACATAAGTTCACCCCTGTAGTCTTCATCAATAATGCCAACACCGTTTGTAAGCTCAAGGGACTTCTTACGGCAGGTTGAACTTCGAGGTACTAGCATACCAAAGTACCCTTTTGGGATAGCTACCTTGGTGCCTGTGGGGACTAGAACTTCCTGCCCCGGCTCTATAACAGTATCAACAAAGCAAGCTAGGTCCATCCCAGCTGCACCAGCAGACATATACTTAGGGGCAACCCCTTTAAATTCTACTTTCATACTCCTCCTCAGTCTGTGTAATACTTCCCGTGGAAGGAACCTTCGTTGGTTAGGTAGCAATAACCACCAAAACAAAGGTTCCCACGATCCATCAGGATCAGTAAATCCATATCAGTCAGTTGTTTAGCATCTTCCGAGATAACCTTACCTTGGAAGAACCCGTGGGCGTATCCCGGGGTCTTAGTGTACTCGATATGACCACCTTTCAAGAAGTGAGCAATCTCTCCATACCTTTCTCGGATCTTCTCGTGAGTCCACACCCTTGGTGAGGCAAATGCCCACCCTCCGAAGTTAGCCATATCTTTTCTCCTTTATTTCCGATCTCGGTTAAATGATCTCTCGCCAGCTATTTCTTTGCCAGCCCATCCACCACCTTTATAGACAACACCTATGCCGCTATCAGGGGCGAAGTACGTGTTCAATTTCCCGCCACATAGTTGGCAAGGTGGGTGATCTTCACTCATCTTCTTGGAGATCTCTTGGACCTCTCCGCAAGACTCACACTTGACGTCATAAAGAGGCAAGGTGGCCTCCTAGATGGATATCTACGGTCAATGCATCCTTGTCATCGAATGCAGACTTGCCGCAAGCTGTGTATGTGCACTCATCCCAAAGATCCTCCTGAGGGGCGCTGATGTGCGGCCTTAGCATCTCAGATAGTGAGTAGACATCTTTCCCCACGCAGTGGGTGACAGCTACAAATAACGTGTCGATCTGATCCTGTGTAAAACCCTGAAGGATTTCATTAACTTGTTGTGTCATTTTCTTTCCTATTAACCTTTACAATTTCATAATCTCTATCCCGCATTACCCTAGCCACAGCACAAGTAAGTCCTAGAGGATTCCTCCCTGTCTCTTGGGCACTCTTTAATTCAGCAGTGATAGACTCAACCAAAGTAGGATCCCACTCGATAGAGATATTCTCATAGTAATTCTTATCCTTCCAGCTGTGCCGGATATACAACATACCCCCATCCACGGATACATTCCCACAAATGCACTCTTGGTAGTCGTGGCGATTTGCACTGTAGGGGGCATCACCACACTTCAAGCACTTTGCTTGGTTCGATAAGATCATGATGAATAAAGACTCCATCCGTAAACAGCTAGGTACATAGCCTTCTCCTTCCACCAAGGGATGTTTAGATGACCTTGGCGAGTTTTAAGGATCTCATAAAAGATTCGGCTCTCGGGGTAATGATCCAGCCCCATCTTGACAGCCTTATCATGGATCATACTGGCGAAAATAAACTCTGGATCGAACTTCCCACCAATCAACCCCTGAAGTGTTTTAGGGATAGAAGCCCCATCCCATAGGAAACCCAAAGGGGTGTAAATAGTGGTTGCTCGCTTAGAACCATTCTTCTTCCAGTAGTAGGTGAGCTTAAAGTTAGCTGTTGTCTGGAATTTCCCAATATGTTTGTGGAAAACATAATGTTTATTCTCTTCCAGAGTGAACCCCTTGAAGTCCACCTTCTCCCCATTAACCCACAGGTCTTCCTGACCTGATAGGTACTTACGATTAATGTTTAACTTATTCTTAATCTTTGACCAAAGACTCACTATTTTCCTCCAACCATTTCAAACCTAAGAGAAAGGCATCGGCTAGGTCATCCTTACCAGTGCTCATATTATATCCGTCTAGGAAATCATCACCGGCTACATTCAGACAAGCTGTTACCATTAATTTCTTATCCATCTTAACCTTTTTTCCACCACTTGTCAAGCGTTGATCATCAGGTAAGTAATCCCTTGCAAATGCTTTGAGGGATGTTGGCGCGATGGTGTGCATATTTTCAAAGGTTGAAAGACCACTGTAGGAGAAATGATTCCTCATTACAAAATAGAGACCTGCTAGGTTCCTAGTAGCATCACCTACGGATCCAAAAGAAAGACCTTCGAATACGATAGGCACTTCAGTTAATTGGTGACCTACGTAATCCCTTTCATACTTAAGGAGATCCTTCTCAATACTCCTGCAGATGAAATCTATTTGCTCATCCACCGTGTCAAAGTATTCAACACCTTTTGTTTTGGTCTTAGCTGAGGAGGACCCTGTACGGATCACCCCCTTCAGTGCTACCTCACCGCCTTTCCAAAAGACATAAGCACACTTAGCTAAGCTTTGGTCTATCGATAATAGGTAACTCAAAGTGTTAATCTCCAGTTACCAGATAATAGAAGAACCCAAAGACTGAAGATTGCACCAACTATAACTAAAGAGAGCCAGAAGTACCCGAGGAAAACATAACTGTTAACTATCAACATAGGGATGCACACAGCTTGGACTGTTACCCTGAAGATGGTCATGATTATGCTTACCTTCTGAGGTTCTTTCTCACTCTTCAACTTCTTGATGTAATCATCGGTGGTCAGCAGGCCTACAACACTCCCTAAAGCTCCGAGGAACAGGAAGATAAACATTATAAGCTGAGCCGTCCCAGACAGCCACTCAGGTCCACTAACTATAGACCAAGTCAGGAGCACTGCACAGAGGAAAGCCCCTATTATTGTACTACGTTGTTCTCTTGTATTACTTGAATTCATCGAGATCGATACCTATTTTTGTTAGGAACTCTTCCATATCGAATCGTTCATTCTCTTCACGTTGCATCCACAACAGGATTGCATTCTCTTTCAGATAATCTAACCAATTGTACTTGAGGGTCTCTCCTGTCCAAGATACCATTGGTAATTTCTCTGAACCATAGTATGAGTGATATGCCTCACAAACTCTACGGAAAACTTCTTTTGTTGTTTGACCTTCAAGGAAGGTTAAGGCTGTTGCTTTCCCTATGCCTCTACCCTTGCGGAGACCATACTTGGTTGTTATGTCATCTGTGAACTTAGGAAGTCCCTGAATGTTATCCACCGTATCACCGCTCAATAGCTGGGATGCAAAGCATAGTGCTCCTTCGCTTGGTGTTGTGTAGTGGATACCTCCCTTCAAATCATAAGGGTCAATACTTGGACTAATAACCATATCAATGTCTTTATCGATATAAGCTAGGAGGTAGTCCCATGATCCTGACTTCTTGTACTCCTTGAAGTTCTCGTAGCCTTTAATACCAAGATAGTCATCAGCTTCCATACCAGAAACTATTGTTACCCGTTTTCCATACTTTTTAATGATTGCTTCTTTAACTTCAGCAAACATCAGTGGCTTATCTGTTCGGGTTCCCTTGTACTCAAGGATCTTAGCATACTCATGACGGTAACACTCACCACCACCTAAGACAATCTCATAATCAACTGCTAGATCAGCACGTTTGATCTTACCGATAAAGAAATCAAAGTGCTTAACACCCTCTTCAATCGGATCGATACCATCACGTACCTTGACAACATCCTCATAATCGAAATCTTCAGAGGTGTAGGCCTTACCGTACTTTTCGTTGATGGCTGCTAATGCTCCACCATTCTTATTCTTCCAGTGCCCGTAGAATTCCATACGAGACTTGTACTTCTGAGTCTTACCGCTTTGCTTGTTTGTCACAAGAACGTAAGTCTCTTGAACGTCTATGGCTGCACGTAGAACCGGAGTATCACCATCAATTATTATCTTCTTGAACATCTTCCCCCGCTAGGCCCTCCTCTAAAACCTTCAACCTTTTAGTAATTTCCTCTTGGCGCTCTAAGAGGATTAACATCTCTGCTTCTGGGTTAGCCTTCTCTATCTCATCCTTGTACATATAGACGGCATCTTCACCGTCTGAACCTACCACAATGAAGCTGTATAGATCACCACGTACTTCATCCTCTTCTGTCTCTATCTCAACAAGCTTCAGCTTTACGTCCAGCTCATCACCAATTAAAAACATCTTACCTCCTCGTGTAAGCCCCCGAAGGGGCTCTTTCAATTAAGCGAAAGGATCTTCACCATCTTGGTCTTCAGCTGCATCAGCCTCGAAAGGAACGTCATCAACTTCCTCTTGTATTTCAGACTCCTGTGGCTCAACTGGTTCATTGTCAAACTCGGTAGTGGTTTCATCTTGGATGATTTCACCCCACTCGTTTGATGTTGCCTTAGCTTTAGGCGCGTAAGGGATCAGCTCAGTGATCAGGATATTACCTAACTGGATGAAAGAACCGTAAGTGTTCTCAAGAACAGTGTAGGATAGGTGACCCTTAGAACCATTGGCTGGGATCTTGTTCTCATCCATAGTGATGTCACGAACCTTACCATCTTCCATCTCGTAAGCTTTAGGACGGTTGCTCCAGCTGTATGGAACCATGTCACCAGCTTTAAGGCCAGCATCCGCATTGTCACGAGCTAGCTGTGCACGAGCACGTAGCTTCAGAACAAATTGTTCATCCTGCTCTGGGAATGGAGCTGGGATCTTGTAGATGCCTTCGAAATCTGGAGTATCTACTTCGCGAACCTTGTTCTTAGGGAACTTCTTCTTGAAAGCTTTAGCAGTTGCTTTATCAACGATAAAGTCTACACCATATTCCTTCTCAGTTTTGCTTTCGTATTTGAAATCAGCGTAGTGGAGTTTGCAATAAGCGAACACACCGTTCTTGATCTTACCGTTAGCGCGTTCTTTACCTTCCGCTGCGTTGTATTCAAAATTCTTGCTCATTATTTTACTTTCCTCTTTGGTTATGTTATAATTGATATAGAGGGAGGCTTTCCCTCCATAACTTCTGTCAATTAAGCCCAACTATTATACACACTTTCGTATGAAAGTCAAGTGTTTTTTAGTGAGTTTCTGCTAAATTGTTACCTACATCGTAGGCTGCATTAAATGGGAGGGCCATATTATAGTGTTTGCCAGCCATCTGAAGACTCTTATCTCCTAGCTCACCAACGATACAATAGTATTTCTCCCACTTACCATTTACTTCTTTCGGGTTTGACCATAGGCGACCATCACTATAAGCTTTAGCCTCCTCTTTGGTATCAAACACCTTGGTCTCGATTAGCGATTCGTGTACCTGATATTGGTACTCATCATGGACAAATGCTAATCTTGTAACCTTACCGTTTTTAAGTAGTCCACGTCTTGCCAACATGTCATACATAAAGCACCCAGATAACATCATGATTAAACTACCGCAACTCTGGAAGAGTGCATTAACCAAGCTGTGCTTACTACGGGTGTAGATCTTACGACCATCAATACCCCGGATGTATCGCTTATCTGTTGAAGTCCAGTACGCCTCTAGGTTATCCCTTAATTTCTTAAGGCCCATGTTCGAGTCCCAGAACGCATCAATTACTTTCTGTGCATTCCTACGAGAGATACCTAGCATCTTGGCAATCTTCTTAGCCTGTGCTCCGTAGAGAACAGCATAAGTAATGTTCTTACCTGATGAACGTGTCACCTCCCGCCCAGCTGCTCGTGAGTACGCTTTAGCATTCTCGGTGTGGGCATCGATAGGTTCTTCACCTTCAGCTAATCCCCAACCAAGCTTGCGAGCATAGTCCCCATTGTCATACCTAAAGGCATAACTTGCTGCTACGAACTGCTCAAGGTTAGATCCATCATAACCTAGGATCTTGTAACCCTTCGGTGCTATGAAACAACTACGCATCTCATGACCAAGCAAGACTGATGGATCTGCCTTTGGAAGGTTAACAATTTCCCGGTGCTTATAACGGTTTGTGTTTGTCACACCACCGAAGCCCTGACCAATACGACCATCAACTGCTAGACGTGGATTGTTCAACCAACCTGTATCTTTCTTCTCATCTTTGGTCTGGATAACAGACCTACGATTACGAAGTGATAGCCACTTAACGATTGCCTTGGCCAGCTCACCATCCAACATCTCAATAGATGGGCACAGGTCACCCTTCTCATCTTTAAACTTAGGGGTTGTGACTAGGTATCTAGCCTGACGCTTAAGCTTATCAAGGATACGATCCTCAATATCATCGCAGAAGTTTATATCCATCTCATCTGAGATCTGATCCATGTACACAGAGTTTCTAACTTCCTGTATGTAGTCCCTTAGCTTCTGTACCTGAACTTCTTTAGGATACTCTTTCTTGAATGCATCACGAGTAGCATCCTTGGTCCCCCAAATAGTAGGTCTCCATCCCTCGTGCTCAACCAAATACTCCTTGATATCTTTTTGGTTAGCAATCTTCATTGGTACTAACCAGCTAGGCTCTACCTTGTTCTGTAGATCCTTACGTGCTTTCTCCATCTCATCATCAGGTAGTGGTTTGAATTCCACACCCTTCTTCAGGCATCCACGGATAAAGTCGGGCATCTTAGCCTCGTCAACAACACCATTATTGATGCAGTACTTACGACCATTAGCTGATAGCTCCCCGTTGTTCTTGAAAGCTGTCTTAGGTGGTGGCTTGAAGTTAAGAGCTTCGTCATCCACCTCATAGCCTAGGCGCTTAAGCCACTTCCAACCATCCGCACTAATAGACCCATCACCTTTGAAAGGATTAGCTGGGAAGTTAGGACGTTGACTCTTAGGCATTTCCCTTGGGGGGAGCCTTGGCTCAATCTCCTTCTCGATATCCTCCATCATTCGATCAATACGATCACGAAGTTCTACAGCGAACTCTTGATCAAATAGGATGCCATCACGGAATTGCTTCTCCATCAACCAGTCACACTTATTGTTTAGCTTAAGGGCCTCAGACCAACTACCGCCCTTAGCAGCTTTACCTGCTTCATTGAACAGGGCTGTCAGTGTTAGATCATTGATCTTAACATCCTCAATACAACGATCAAGGTAAGTCACCAGTGGTTGATCCCTCCAGTCATGGACTGTAGGCTTCATGTTAGCTACCCGGTAACCCCATGCCATCAAGCCGTGAGGGCCTACCATATCCTTCTTACCCGTCACCGGGTTAAAGACATGGGTAGGGCAACCTCTAGGGAGAGGTCTGTCAGGCCACAACGCACGACTAACTGACAGTGTATCGATCATCTTGATCTCATGGCCATTGATTGACTGAGGACACATATCGAAATCCTCAACCAGTTTAAGCTTCTTAAAAGCTGGTACATCGTAGCCATGTAGGTTGTGACACGCTACAGACTTAACATCAGACCAGCTCAGGAAGTCATCAAGGTGATCCAAAGGCAATACTCTGGCCTTAATATCACTGCTCTCAATGAACAGGAGAGCTTCCTTGTATTCAGGATGGTTAGGATCTAATAAGATTACCCATTCATCCTTCTTGTATCGTTTAAAAACAATACAATGGAACTTAGTAATACCATCTAAGAGGTCATCACCCTCGGTATCTAGTACCCAATAACCATCCATCAACTCCTCCTCTTAGAAATCTGGTTCAAATGGCTCTGTATGCTCCTCAAACTCTGTCTGAGAGATGTTTGACCCTCCGTTATAGAATTGGGCCAGTGTCTGGCAATCGCTCTCTAGGAAGCCCTCAGGAGGCTCTAGGAAACTACCAGTATCCTCATCATAGAAAACTGGGAACTTACAGGTTCTACCGTGTTTACGGTCATCCAGTATGCTCAGGTAGCGGGTGTTCTGCTCCTTGATTGGTAACTCTGGATCTTTGTTGCCCTCGATACCACAAGTATAATAACAAGATTGCATCATAGCCCGGGATCCACGGAACTGACTGGAGAATACCTTCCCTCCCTGCTCATGGGGTGCACCTTTCTCTGGAGCCTTCAAGTGACAGAAGCAGTAGAAGGTGAACCCTAAGTCCTTAGCCATCTTACTGATCTCATCCGAGAAGGTCTCTAACTCGGTGTTAGCCTCTGAGGCGTTCATACCTGCAGTCAATCGTGTGATAGGATCAATAAAGATATCCTTCACCTTCTCAACCAGTACAGCATGTCGGATAGCACCTTTCAGTTCATCCCAGTGGCATCGACCATAGTTGTTATACAAGATAACGTTAGGGCCCACATCGTCCACTGCCTGCATCAGATCACCTTGGGTGTAGAACGTAGAGCTATCTAGTATAGGGTTGCCCCAAATATCTACCTCGTTACCCTCTTGATCGATAAACAATATCTTCTCAGGGTTAGAGAAATCCTTACGATAGAACTTACCGGCTAACTTCTTCAGGGTCTCATCAGGCTGTTCCTCGAACTTAAAGAGTGCTACCTTCTGTGGGTTACCATCTACATCCTTCTCATTGGTGATAATGAACTCACACAGTTGATCGAGGAAAGTTGACTTACCCATCTTAACACCAGCACCGATGTAATACCCCTCGCCTTCACGCCTGCCTAGGGTTTTCTTCGTCATAGTGGGCCATGGCCAAGGTCGCCCAATAGTTGGCAACTCCATAGCTTTTTCACGGATATCACTAAACTGAATGAAACCTTCAGGTGTAAACTTCTTAGGTGACATGAATGCCCAGTATAGTTGCTCTGAACCTTCACGTTTGAACATATCACATGGATCTTGTCCCTCAGGTAAGTGTGCCACCATGATGTCTGGCATTAGGCCATACACAGCGTGGGTTGCTTCCTGACCTTTCATGATCCCCTTCTTACGTTCCTCAGGTGTAGCACAATCGTTATCAAACCCTACGATTGTCTCTTTGAATTTACGTAAGAACTTCTGTACATGCTTCTGACCTAGATGTCCAACAGCATTAGCCGTACCAAACCCGATAGATACTACCGTTGGGTTGGATTTAGAGTATTTATCCTTAAGAACTTGATACACAATCATGGCATCAAATTCTCCCTCCGTTATCATGATCTTTTTACCGCCTGTTGTGTTACCACAATCTGTACCAAATAGGTCCACAGATTCCTTAGACACATTACCTATGGTGGTGAAATATCCACGATCTTTCTTATTTTTAGTAAGGTCTCTTTTCTTAAAGCCTACTGTTTTTCTTGAGCCATCTTCTTGTATTTCCGTGTATGGGAAATAGATAGCTATTGGTGTCACTCCGTCTGCACTGCTTAGTTTAGTTCGCACACCGAAGTGTTGTGCTGTTTTGGTTGTTATCCCACGGTCAGCGAAACCTTTGATTGGATAAGTTAAAACCTCTTCTAGTGTCTCCTGAGGAGTCACTGGCTTAACCTTTTTCTGATACTCTTCCTTCACGTATCCCAATACTGACTCCTAATGTAATATTAGTTTTGGGTTATCTTTGTTTCTCAACTCAGTGAGATTCTCAATTAAAACATCTAATTGTTGCCTTGTCAAGGATGCTGTCGTATGTCCAGAGGGATTTAGTATTGCGATTCCTATCTCATCTAGGTAATCCCACTCAGTCTCTAGCCAGACTTCAGCATCTTGTTCAGCTTCAATGCAGATGTAATCCTGCTTATCACCATCTGTCATTCATACCCTCTAGTCTCCTCAAGTTCTGAATCTACGTGCTCAATCCATTCATCGAATTGTTCTTTAGTTTCAATATCTCTAGGCATCTCTACCATATTATCCTCTGATAGGATAGAGGGATCATTCACACAGTCCATAACGAATGATTCCACTGCCTCCCATTCACCCATACTGCTCAAATCATCCCCTCCTCTTTTAATATCGTCATCATTTGTACTGCTGTTTGGATTTCTTTGTATGGCTCAATCCTTCCGCATAGGTCAACGTCAAAATCAGCCCAAACCAATATTTTCTTATAGGATATTCCAACCTCAACCCCTATTAGATTGGTTGATGACAATTCCTCCCCACCATCCTCAAAGATAAAGCGGTTGTCCTCTTGTCTTAGGTATTTCATTAAAACTCCAACTGAGTCGATCTTACTGCTTCAAAATTGTGGCAAGAATTGACGCGATAGTAGGTCATCATCAGCCCGTGAATAAAATGATTTTCATAAAAGCTACTCATACACCCACCTTTAGATATACCATGGTTTTATATTTGACCCGTGATTCTCATGGAATCCACAGACTTCTTCTGCGAACTTTCTCAGCTCAATGGCTTTTTCTTTGTCGTGATAGTAGCCAAGATTAAGCCTCTTTCTGTCAACTGTTATTCTTGGGTTCCACATATTCATAATCTTGCAGAAATAAACACCAGTAACACCTGAGCTATTATTTTTAGCCATTCTTCTGTTTTTTGAGTTTTCTTTTTGAGTAACAACTCTAAGATTTTCAATTCTATTGTCATGCCTAATTCCATTTATGTGGTCTATTTGCCTCCCATTAACATCAACCCCCTTAAATGCCATAGCCACCCTATGAGCCTTAAACCTCTTCCAGTTAAGTTTTAGTATGTGGTATCCAAGTTTATCAATAGAATCTGCTTTCTGGCCCTTTTTGCAACTATTCGATCTAGGCTTGGCCCAATAAAACTCACCTGTTTCCTCATCGTAATCAAAGGCTTCTCTTAACTCTTTTATTTCTTCTTCACTTATTTGTTGCTTGGTTAGTTTCATTTGGCACGCTCCATTTTGTATAGCAGGGTAATCTTATTTATCATTAGGTAGCTCCGGTCTGTTATTGCGGGATTCAAATACGCCTTTTACACCTTCAAAGTGCGGGTGAAAAATACTTTTAGTAGCCGCTAGAAGCTCATTATGGTAATCATCTAGTAAATCCCACTTATCCTGCCCAAACTCTGTAATGCAGTCGTGTATGAGGTTAATGAGAACCCCGTAGTCACCGTCTTGCAACGCTTCGATTAATAGGCGCATATCATAGTTGCTACCTACCCAGCTCTTAATATCTTCTTTCTTAATCATTGGTTTAGCCCCTTGGCTTTACGTATTAATTTATAAGCTTCTTCACCATCCCTAGGCGGAATGAATGCGATTTTGATTATTGATTCCAAAGCATTCACCAACCCCTTATTAAGCTCAACTAGCCTCTGCGCATCCTCCTGTTTTACATAATCGCCAGACGGGTCTCCCACCATTACACCAAGACCATGAAACTCTTCATCTATCGAATATCTTTTCATATCCATTTATCCTCTCTCTTTATGAATTACACATTGAGTATCAATAAGATACGTAAACTTGCTTCTGTATGGGTCGACAACAGGGCACGCCAACTTAATAATCTGGCCATCCTTTGTTTCTATCTCAAAAACCGTAGTTGGGATATATTCCCCACACCCAGAAATAATCATAATCAGTATTAATGGAATTAGTTTTTTCATCTCTTTCCCCTCCTATGAATAAATCCATGATAAAAAGCTATGCATCGTCTTCATACCTATTTATCCTCAAACAGCTCTAACATTTCACTAAATTCAATAGCCCATTCTTGCGGGGTCATGCAGTTCAATCTAGGAACATAAACAGCATCCCAAGTTATCATATCTATCTCTTGATCCTCATCTGAGTAGAATCGACATACACCACCCCTAGCACTCACCTTAACTCCCTTGTACCCGGTTCTTTTTCTAATGGCTCGCTCTATTTGTCGGTTCATATCTATTTATCCTCCGTTGGGACCTTTTAATAGTATTATGCATACTCCAATACAAAAGTCAAGTGTTAAATGAAAGTTTCTGTGTACATCGCTTTGCACTTACCTAGGTCATCCTCGTAGAAGTAACGCAACCGGGTATGGGCCTTACCCTTAACCACACGAATTACGTACTGGTACTCTATAGGGGATGTATTCTCTTTGACCTTCTTGGCTCTCATCTGGAGGTCACTATTAATCTCCTTAGCTAATTTAGCTACATCCTTATTGGTCTGCCCAATAGCTGAACACACGAGGGGTTGCTCAAGGTAGTTTGCATAGTCCTGCAACTCCATCTCTCGGAGGCTGAATGCATTAGAGTCATCAGCGAAGACGGTGAATACGATTAAGGCTATTAAGCCAACTGTGATTTTCATAGAGCTAACCTCCTCTTTCCATTGATCTTGAATGCTACCTACTTTACCGTATGATTTACTCATTGTCAAGCTCCTTAATCCGATCTTCAATAGCTGTTTGAACCCAGACACCAAAGAAATAACGTACAGCTATAAACTGCATCTCTGGGAGATTATCACTACAGAGAGAATTGCACGGTCCCAACTCATCGTAGGATTCCTCCCAATATGTATCTGGGAAGAACTTCTCACATACCTCCTCAACAGGGTAATTAAGTGCGTAAGGTAGATTGCAAATACCCCCATACTCATCTAAGTACCACGAATCTGATGGTAGCTTCACTCCGAGATCCTTTAGAACTGACTCATAGATTGGAATTAAGAAGGGATGCTCGCTCGGTGCATCATAAAGTAGCCTGCAATACCCTCCAGCGTTGATTAGATTGTCCTTAAGCACTGAAAGCCATGCACGTAGTGTTTCTAATTCTGTTGGCATCATTGGCATCTC